TATCACCTCTTGCTGGACTAGCAGAATCTCTATCAAACGTCATATGAGGACCGGCTGGAGAACCATCCGCTTTAGTGATCATTAATATATTATTTTCATTAGTGGATGTATTTTTTACAACAAGTTTTTCTAATTGTTGTTTTTTATGTACATCAACGTCGTCATCTAGTTGGGGTTTATATGTGCTTTCGCCGTCTTCAACTTTTAATAATGAATATGTCTTAGGCATTTTCTATGAACCTCTCTCCTGTTAATTCTTCAAGTTTACGTACCATTTTTTCCATGTCAATTCTTATAACTTTACCTGTTATTACGTTTCTAGAAAAGTATTCCCAATTTCCTTTTTCGTTGTGCGGTGAAAGTTTTGTAACGTTTCCTGCTTCATCTCGTACATAAACTTCAGCACTTCCAGTATCGTCTTTGGCATAAATGTGAGCGTGGTCACCGTCTGCTACGGCATCACCTGCCTGTACTTTTAAACCTACGTGTGAATCAACTCTAAGATCACCAGTACCGCCCGCTGAAATGTTAATATCAGCATTTGAACTTGATGAAATTGTTGAATCGTTTATTGTTATGTTGTCAATGACAGCAGTACCACTTAAAGTTGTAACACCAGTTACTGCTAAAGTTGTGCTTAAACTTGCTGATGTTCCTGTCAATGCACCACCTATGTCAGTTGCACCTGTTATATCAACTGCTTCTGCAATAGTTACTTTAGTTGAATCTGCTGAATCTAATGTTGTACCGTTAACTCTTAATGCACTGATTAATACGTCACCTGTACCACTTGCTTGTAAAGATAATTCTGCGTTTGAACCATTTGAACTTATAACGTTGGTGGTTAAACTGTTTGCTGTGATACCTGTCGCTGTTACGTTACCACTGAATGTTGCGTTGCCGCCCTCACTCATGTCTAAAGTTAATGCGTTGATAGTTGCTGAGTCGTCAATACCTTTCAAGATGATATCATTGTTGTTACCCATGGATTTGATCACAAGGTCAGATGTTATTCTGCTTATTCTACCAAATTCCGTACCGCCGTCCTGTAGTTTTACGTCGGCGTTGTCCGCGTCAAGTATGATATCACCGACTGCGTCAATGGTTAAATTGTTTGATGTTCTAATTGTCTTTGACATTTGCAGTATTTATGTTGTGAAAGGGGGAGCGTGTAACTCCCCCAAAAGCACGTATTGTTTGATTATCTAACGTCGATGTTTGCTTTGCCAGAATCCTGACCTTCGTCAGTACCCTCTGCTTTAAGCGTGTACGGTTTAGAACCTGTGACACCACCTGCAGTCACATAGTGTACTGTATTGTTGTAGAATCTCTCAACGTATGCAACTGTTGAGTCATCTAAAATAACTTGTACACAGAACTCACCAAGACTACTTGAGTTGTCGTTTGCAAGTGAGCCTGGAGCAACTGCTTTAAGTTGCATAACAACTTCAGTTGAATCTTCCAAGTGGATCTTGAATAATTTTGATCCTCTTTGTGATACAATGTAAGCCACCGTTGAATCAACTTTTGATCCACCGAATGGTCTGTAAGCCGTTACTGCTATGTTTCCTGCTACGTCTGATGCATATTCACTACCTGAGTGATATCCTGTTCCAGACATTTTATCTGATCTTATTGGTCTTCCCATTTGTTTTCTCCTTTAAAGGAGTCCAATCCCAGTTCTCCTGGGTACGCGGTTGTATCCGCATAAGTCTTTTGCTTTGTGCAAAAGCACGTTTGAACTATGTGTATTTATTAAAACTTGAGATGTATAAAGTGCAAATAAAAAAGGGCGATGCAATCCAATCCAAAAATTAATCGCATCACCCTTTGTAAGGTTACGTTATGTAAGTTCTATATTATTTTCTGTTGTAGATATGATATAAAATCCATACTGCCACTAAACCGATCAAACCTTGGTCTGAAAAGCCTTGCAGTACGCCTTGTAGGTTTCCTATTACAGAAACGTTTGGCCAGAACGGAATGTTCTGTCCTTTGAAAAGGATTTCTAAAACAATACCTAATGCGATTAAACTTACACCGACATCGGCTAATGCTTTCGCCCATCCTTTTATCTTCATTGCGATATCCATATTTGGACCTCCCTTTGATTATAAGTTTCTTCCGAAACTTAGAATTATTTAGGTACCTAGTATAAGAGTAAAGTTACCTTATTTGGTCTGTGAAGTGTATGAGTATGAAAAAAAATTGTTAAGTGTATGCTTAATGATTTATCAGTCACAAAAAAAGGCGACATAAAGCCGCCTTTCTTTGAAAATAAAATAAGCCTTGGCTTACTTGAATTTTAAGTTTGTTCCACTGTTCATGCCTACTAATCCAACGTAGTCTGCCGCGTTACCTAGTGAAGATGCAGTGTTCGTTAATTCAACGTAACCGTATCTTGTTAGGAAACCAACAACTGGTTCGAAAGTAGATGGATCTAGTACAACGCCACTTGACATTAAAGGAATATAAGGACAATAGAACGCTGGTGCGTCTGCCTCACTTGCTCCTTTGTAGCCAACTAGTACGTCTACTGAATCTGCCGCGTATGCATCAACATATATTCTCATAGCACCGTTTAAAGTTCCAACGAATTTAGTATTTGTTGGTGCTTCAAAAGTACCTTCAGTTGATCTTGCGAACGCTGAAGTTGATGCTGATTGAAGAACTGTTAAAGCAGTTGGAGAAACTACAGCGTAGTTTCCAGCGCCTCTTCTTGTTCTTGTTGCGATTTGGTTAGCAACTCTGTTGATTAACACAGCCAATGCCGCGTGTTCATCACCAACGAATGTTGCAGTACCTGACACAGCCGCTTGGTCAAAAGTCTCAGAAGCGGAACCCGCCAATGTTCTTAATGATCCAATTACTTCTTGATCGATCTCAGCAGTAATCTCTTGAGCTAACGCCGCCATGATTTCCGCTTCTACATCGATACCTTGCTGTGCTTGAGCATCTTGAGCCGCTTCAAAAGTCCATCTAGCACTTAATTTTCTAGATTTCGCTTCAACCGGTTGTTTCAAGATCTGGATTGATAATCTCTTACCAGGTGTACCCTCTAAAGAGGCTGTTGAAGCACCTTTTGGAGTAGTGTTGTTCTGGTTACCAGAATATGCTTTCGCAATTTTGAATGGAGATAATGCTTCTTCACCAGCAGTTGTGTTCGAACTTACTGTGTCTGCATATCTTATTCTTAGTGTGTGAATCTGACCAACTGGACCAGTCATTGGTTGTACACCAACGATCTCGTTCGCAATAACAGTAGGCATTACCCTTCTGATTACTGGTAGGATCACTCTGTTTAACGTAGCAACGTTACCGGCGCTAGTAGCACCTGCTGTAGACTGCTCTGACAAATACCTTTTAGTATTTTCAAGAACTACATCCATAGTTTTTTTCTTGTTGCCTGCTAAACCTTCTGTAAGAGCAGTTTTAGTCTCTGCCCATTTTGATTCAAATATATCTGACATTTGTAATCTTCCTTATTGTTTAGTTGTTATATACCCGCTAATTTACGGATATTGGTTAAGTCAGCATCTTCCCTTTGTGCTCTGTCACCTGCTGATTCAGAAATAACTTTTTTTCCTGTCTCAACTGGTTTATCAGCCATCACGTGTGGTAGATACTTGTCGAATGAACTTTGAAGTTTTGCTGTTTGAACTGATTCTAACAACTGACTCATTACTTCACTCTTTTCTTTGCCCAATGGTTTGAGCATCTCAGCCATCTTTTCCTTGCGTTCCATCAAATCCGCTTGTCTTTTGGCTTCCGCCTCTTTAGATTCAATCACCGCTTTTTTCTCTTCGACAGCCTTCTCCGCGTCTTTTAATTTAAGTGCAGTTTCATCCACAACTTTCATTAACTTCGCAGTCTCAGATTTCTCATTTAAGTAAGAATTCTGGTACTCAGAAGCAAACGCTTCGAATATTTTCTTACCAAAGTTGACAGTTCTTGCCGCTGTAATGTCTTCCTTAAGAGATTTTAACTCTTCAGAAAGTTTTTTGTTAACAGCATTCTCTACAACTTTAGCAGATTTTGTTACGAAAGCCTCTTTCATCTTAGCCATTTGTTTTTTGGCTTCGGCTACTAGTTTAACTTTCGTTTCCACAACGCCTTTTTTGTCTTCATGGAATTCTTTAATTTCTTTTGCAAGAGCGTTTACTACGAACTCTTCCATTTTCTTAAAGTTTTCATGAACACCTTTTCGGTCGCCATGTAGTTCTTTTAACTCTTCATTTAATTTAGAAAGAATAAAACTTTCTAATTTAGCAGAGTGTTTGCCTACGTTTTCTTTGTAAGCGATTTTTTCTTGTGCAAGTGCTTTTCTGTCTTCAACGAACTTTGTGATCTCTTCAGATAACTTCTCATTCATCATAGAGTCGATCGCTTCGATCATGTTTGCTTTGTCATGCTCGTATCTTTTTGCGAATTCTTCTCTTAACTCAGCGCCTACAACTTCTTTGTTTTCTTTAATTTTCGAATCCCAAGCCTCTTGGATGCCTTTTTGAACATCTTCAGAGATTGCTCCAGACTCTACTAGTTTTGATATTGCGTCTATCATGTTATTTTAGGTCCTTTATTATGTTTGTTAGTGCCTCTTTGAGGAACTTTTGTGCTTTTGGGTCATTTCTAACTTCAGCCGCCAAACCCTTCGCCATATTACCACCCTTTGTGTTCATTAGGTGTTCGTAAATTGGCGTAGGATAAGCACCTGGTGCCGAAGGTTGGGCCACAACATCAACTGTGATGATCTCAAAGTCTGAAACTTCGCCGCTTCCGTATTCGTTCATGTTTCCAGAACCTCTACTTGATACGCCTAGTTTCACCCCTGATTCCAACATAGTTTTGACAAGTTGGCCCATCGGTGTTGGTAAAATTTTCATTTTACCGTATCCATTTGGTCCATCCATCCACATTTCTGTAATCATGTGAGACACACGGTCCAAATTAATTTTTAAATCATCTGGGTGATCCACTTCACCTAACACAGAGTACCCTGAACTAATCTGATCATTCAGTGTTTTTGTTGCTTTCGCAATTTCTTGCACTGGATAAACTCTCTGATTAGCATTTTTAATCCCACCTTGAATACAGATGCCTTTCATGTACAAATCTTTGCCGTCGTTCTCGTGCAAAATCTGTACTCTGGCTTCGTTAAAAGTTAGATTCTCCCTTAGGTATAGTGATGCCATCGATGATCTCCTTTAAATCAACAATTATTTTCTAGAAACAATTGGAGATTTTGCAGATTTATCTGAATGGTCCGCAGTATCGGCTTTGCCTTGCTTCTTGTATGAAGTAGACTTGTCTTTACCTGGACTGTTTTCGAAATCACCTGTTTTCTGTGCAGTTGGAGCCGCTCTTCCTGACTCTTCACCACCTTGTGCTATACCTTTAGCATTTGCACCATTTAACGGCTTGTTAGTCGTTTCAATTGGTGATTTCTTATGATCTGCATGGTCGGCATTGTCCGCTGACTTTTGGATTTTGTATTCTTTTACAGTTTCCTTAGTCGCTTCTTTGCTTTCCATTTCAACTTCTGGAGTTAACTCTGGTGCAACTTCTGGTGCTAAAGATTCTTCTTCTTTCTCTTCTTCACCGTCTTTTTTGCCCATCATTGCTTCGAATTCTGCTTTTAATTCATCTAAAGCGTCTTCTAAGTCAACTACTCTGTCTTCAACATCGCCTTCTGCATCTTTTTCAGCGTCCATGTCTGCTGGCATTTCTTCGCCGTTGTCTGCATCCATTTCGCCTTCTTCTTCTGCTGAGATGTCTTTAACCAATTCGTCAGTTGCGTCGCCGCCTACTTCTTCAATTGATTCTTCTTCAGTAGTTTCTGATTCAGTTGCTTCGTCTTCAATTTTAACAACTTCGTCTACTTGCTTGTCTTTAGACTCCTCTGAAGTTTCTTCAACTTTTTCATCTTTTGCTTCATCAGTAGTTTCTTCTACTTTTTCTTCTTTAGATGCTTCAGTTTCTTTTACTTCTTCGTCTTTTGCCTCAGCAGTTACTTCTTCGTCTGCTAGGTTCTCGTAGATATCTCTTGATTTTTCTACTACGATTTCGTGGAATAAAGCCTCTGCTTTATCGTTTTCTTCGTTTATTAGCAATTCTAATAAACTTTCAAATTTATTGTTTGACATGTTTACACGTGCTCCTTTTTATAGTCGATTTGTACTTATAAGTGTTTGTATTTACTGTAAAGGCGTAAAAACGGTGGTATAATTGGTGCGAAAAGGTGGATTTTTATTACTTTTTAGTCTGTAAGTCAAATTTCGATAGAAATTCTTTGGTCGTAGGATGTTGAATGTTGTCTGGCCTGTCTATGTCTTTGGGTTTGAACCACCCTTCTGGTATTACTCTATAGAAATTCACATCCTTGTAGTCCTGTAGGCAACGTTTGGTCTGATTCATCCAGTTGCCGTAGAACGTGGCCTGGTCATTAGGCTTTTTGTAGTTGCGTGTGCCTCCAAAAAGATTGTTGAGTTTGTATATGTTGTTCTTGCTGTTCTCTTTGAGACCTTGGTAATCAAAACCTAATATGTAGATCTCCTTAAATCCGTGATCACAGGCTAGTTTAAGTGCTGTGGGACCACTGCTCCATCCTAGACTGGGTTTGGACCATGTCACATGATCTAGTAATTTTTTTACTTTATTGTATTGACCGTTGAAGTTAGAGTACACTTTATTGTTTACAACATAATCCGTCTCTGCGATCTCCAGCATCATCTTTGGGTCAACTGCCACCAACCAATGGGGTTGATGTGTCCTGAAAACGGCGTTGCAGGCATATACAGTGCCCTTTTCTTTAAGATCATCGATATCGATGCCTTTACGTGATTCGCCATTCCCCAATACGAATGCCACTTCCGCCATGTTATAATGCTACGTCGTCTGTTTGAGCAGGTTGTCCATACATCTTCTGTGTGAATACTGCTTCTTCCTTTTGTTGAGCATCGTGTGCCTCAGATGCCAACCTCATAGAGTTGATTTGTTTGAGTGTTAGTCTTGTTTTTCTTGTGTCTTCCGAATCTAGAATTGAAATATCGTTCTCTGGTTCATAGGTTTTGTCCTGTTCAAAACCATCTGCGCCGTATGTGAAGAATTCATTTAGTTTCATAATCGTATTTAACCTTAGATGACGCCACCACCGCCTGTGCCGCCTGGTGTTTGGTTGCCTCCCGGTGTCTGTCCTGGCTGTCCTGGACCCGGTGATCCTGGATCCGGTGCTTCTGGATCCGCAGTAGGTTCTTCAAATTGATCTAGATCGCTTGATATTCCTGACTGTGTAACTCCGCCTGCTCGTAATTCATTAGATTTGCTTTGTTTCTTCTGTGGTACGTTGTTTTCTTCTGCCCAAAGTTCAGCATTTCTTGCCAATTCCTCTTCTGTGAGTCCGAGATATCTTTTTAATGCGAATCTTTTACTCATGTATGGCAGTTCTGCTACCTGTGTAAATGTAGACACTCTGCTTTGGTCCATTTCTGTCTGTCTGTACTGTGCAAAGTTCTGTGGTGGATTAAGTTTTATTTCAAACATTCCGTTGTCTATGTTGTAACCTTTTGATTTAATCCATAATTTAAACTCACTGTCAAAAGTTTCTGCTAACATTGACTGTAATCTCGCACAATACTTGTTAAATCTTAATTCTTGTATGTAAGCAGTTCCAACTCTACCGTCATTGTACTGTTGTCCACCGTCTTCTGCACCTGTTGGTAGATAAGAACTTGGAATCCTCAATCCTCTGAACAGTTTGTTTGTGAAGAATCTTAGGTCATCTATCTCACCTAGGTTGGTACCACCTGGAAGTGTGTCCACTTTAGAACCTCTACCCTCTGCTGTCTGTGGGAAGAAGTAATCTTCGTTTATTGACATTGGGTTGTATGTTGCATCTATGAAGTTTGCTCCACCTGATGCACTTGGAATCCTTCTTTGGTTTATCTCATTTTTA